CCAGTCGGCAATAGCCTTGACTTGATCCGGTGTGCGGATCTTTCCGTCCGCTTTTTCCTTGACGCGCACAAGAGCTTGCAACAGCAGCGTTGGTCCGGCTTCGGTCTCGCCACTTTCGCCCGGCCAGTTGCCTTCCATGATGTCCGCGTAAGCGGCTTCGAGAGCTTCCTTCTCACTTGAGAAGCGGCTCTTGACACCATTGCGAACCGTATTGGTGATATTGCCATAATGCGTCAACGCGCCGAACGCCCACTGCGCGCGGCGCGTAGCATCCGGCGTGTCATCGTAGCTTTGGATGATTTCTCCCCCATCGCTCAATGAACGATAGCGAATTGCAAAAGCATCCAGCCACGACGTCTGCACATCGCCCGCACCGTCCAGCACGTCCCTTTGCGCCTTTTTGACGTGCGTCCGTTTTTCGTCAGCCATTTTATTCTCCACAATTTTAATCAGCAGGAGCTTGGCGTTATTGCCAAACCCATACGTATACTAGGCTTCAATTGTGGCAAATGTAAGGCGAAAGCTTTGGCCGGTCAAAAGATTTATAGGCCGGGTATAGGCCGGAGTCTTGGTAGCTGGTCTACTGGCTGTCCTACCTACCCCGCCGGGGTCCCCCCGCCAGGCGGCGGCCCGGCCTCTTAATTTAGGCCGGTATCGCGGCGGAAGGGTGGTAGGGAAAAGGGGGCACTATTCTATCCCCTCCACACTGCAAACCTACACGCAGTCGGGGGTTTGAATGGCCCCCTTTATGTTTCCCCTCGCCTTCCCCGCCCTCACTCCCTATACTGAATCCACACACCCAAGTTGTTTTTGGAGAACATTTCTATGCCTGCCACTGCGGGAAAATTGAAGGTCTTCCACGAAGGCCTCATTGATTATATGTTGGCGAATCCCTCTGCGACCACTAAACAGCTCGCGGAGCACTTTTCCCGACACCCACAAACTATTTCCATGATTATTAACAACGATATGTTCAAGACCCGCTTCCATCACAGAAGGAAGGAATATCAGAGCATTCTCCACGAAGGCCTTGCCGAGCAAACACTTCGCCTTGCCTCGGCAACCCTTAACGAACTTACCGAACGAGTAGAGAATAACCCCACACGCATTCCCTTCCGCGAACTGGCGGACCTGGGCAACAACGTTATGGAGAGGTTGGGGTACGGAGTGAAGCCTATAAGTGGAACTCCGGTACAAGTAAACACCTCTATCACAGTTTCGCCGGAAATCCTTGCGGAGGCAAAGGCAAAGCTTCGTGCGGCAGAGCGTGTGAAGCTTGTCGACATTACACCGGAAACTTCCGAAGGAGTACCTCGTGTTGCTTAATACTCTTCCTGCCATTGATCTTGAAATGCCTTCGCGCTTTCGTGCTGCTGGAAAGGTCTCTAGTGCACGATTTAGTCCGTCGCCTACCTTTCGTTTTCGTAGTCGAAGGCTTAGTGTTGCACAGAAGAACGGAAAACGTTACGAGGCAAAAGCACTTCGGATGTTGAATAGGGAGCTTCCGCACCTTCTTTCTTCCCCCTGGATTGAATACACGGCGCGAGCGGGGTTCCGTTTCTGTCAACCGGATGCGCTTTTTGTTGACGAAGTGCGCAACACTGTTACCATTTTTGAGATTAAATACTCTCACACCATTGACGCTTTTTGGCAGTTAAGTGAACTCTATGCTCCTGTCGTTCGTACTCTCTACCCCGGAATGGATATTCGTTTGGTAGAGCTTACTCGAACATTTGATCCGGCAACGCTGTTTCCTCTTCCCATTCGTTTATTCTTTTCTCTCCACGAAGTTCTCAACACGCCAGTCGGAAAATATGTAGAGGTTCTTCAGTGGAAATAATTCGTGCCAGTAGTTTCTTGGAAGGCAGTTCCGAACCCATCATAGATATGCCGGAAAGTCTTCCGGACTCGATTTCGCTAGAAGACGCGGTGCGTCTCGGGGCGGTGGATAGTCTCTTCTACGCACATACCTTCTTTCCTCGAAGCTTTCGACAGAATTCCCCCTTGTTTCATAGCCACATGTTTGAAGCTGCGGAAGACCCCACAAAGCGTTATGTCAACATTAAGGCATTTCGTGGAAGTGCTAAGACCACGCTTCTGCGCACTTTTCTCTCCAAAAGAATTGCGTATCAAATCACCCGGACTGCGCTCTTTATTGGTCCTAACGAACCCTCTGCGGCACGGAGTATTCAATGGCTCCGTGGGCAGGTGGAGAGGAATAAGTTGTGGAGTTCTACCTTCGGACTAGAGCCGGGAAAGAAGTGGCACGAAACCGAGGTAGAAATCAAGTCCCGCGTAAATGACTATGTTGCGTGGATAATGGGAGTGGGTATAACTGGCTCCTTGCGGGGTATCAATTTCGACGACTATCGGCCCGACTTAATAATCCTCGATGACGTGTTGACAGATGAAAATGTTCTCACCTCCGAGTCGAGAGGAAAAGTTGTAGATTTAATCCTCAATGCGGTGGCTAAATCGCTTTCAAGAGAGGAAGTTAACGCAAAACTTATAATGCTTCAAACCCCCCTGCACGCTGAAGATGCAAGTGCAGTAGCTTCTACTTCTCCTCTTTGGACCACCCTTACCTATTCCTGCTGGACGCCGGAAACAGAAGATCTACCAGATAGTTCCCGACGCAGTTCGTGGGAGGAACTCTTCCCCACTTCTGATCTTCAAAAGGAAAAATCTGCCGCAGCGGAGATGGGAAAGCTTTCTGGTTTTCTTCGTGAAATGGAGTGTAAGATTATCTCCTCCGAGACTAGCTCGTTCAAGACTTCACTGTTGAATTTCTATGATGAAGTTCCCCGCCGTGGTGTGAGCGTTCTTGCAATCGACCCGGTTCCTCCGCCCTCTGCGCGCGAACTTGCGAAGAACCTTCAGGGCAAAGACTTCGAAGCGATGGTAGTTTGGACAAGGAGTGGAGGAAATTATTATCTTCGCCATTACGAACAAATGAAAGGCCACGATCCTTCATGGACACTTGCAAAGGCTTTCGAGCTCGCGATTATGTTTCGTGTTTCCTATATTGCAGTGGACGCGGTGGCATATCAAGCCGTCTTGAAGTGGTTGTTGGAAAAGGAAATGCAGCGGCGAGGACAATACTTCACTGTTATTCCTGACAAAGGAGCGGGGAAAAAATCGAAGTACCAAAAGATTGTTGATGCACACGGAAGCCTCTTGCAATATCGAAAACTTTTCGTGTCTAAAACTCACACTGAATTTCTTTCTGCCTTTACCGAATATCCCACTTGTGCGCACGATGATCTTCTTGACGCAAGCGCAATTGGGCTTCGCGCTCTCGTCAACCCTTCGATTGAATTGGGAGAGAGTGAATACACCGTCGAAGATGAAAAAGATATTGAACCCCTACATATTCGTCGGAGGATACCCTAATGCCGTCTAAAACTCTCAACATTGCCATGAAGGACCCCAAGCATAAACTCTTGGTGGACTCCCTCTCTCCTCGTGTAAAGGCGGCAGAAAGCGCGCAGACAAAGCGGCACACAAAGTGGCGAGAGGCGGAAGAGAAGATCCTTGCCTATGTTCCTGAACACGAGCTTGATGCAAAGCGCCGTGCTCGGCGCGAGGACGGAACCCCAGCCTACACGACCATTCAAATCCCTTACACATACGCGCTTCTCATGTCCGCTCATACATATTGGACGAGTGTGTTCTTCGCGCGCTCTCCTGTACATCAATTCTCCGGCCGCCACGGGGAAACGGAGAACCAAGTTCAAGCGATGGAAGCTCTGGTTGATTATCAAGTGAATGTGGGAGGGATGCTTGCCCCCTACTACATTTGGCTCTACGATGCAGGGAAATATGGTTGTGGAATTCTTGGTTCATATTGGGAAAAGGAAGTCACCCAGTGGACCACGATTGAAACCGACCCGGCAGGGGAAAACCTCCAAGTAACACGGCAGATGGAATCTTATGAAGGAAACAAAGTCTATAACGTGAGTCCGTATGACTTCTTCCCAGACCCCCGCGTAGCGGTGGGACAATTCCAGACCGGAGAATTTCTCGTCGTTAAAAAGCGCATTCCGTGGAATACCCTTGTTCGCCGAAAGGCACAAGGGTACTACATGAATCTCGATGCGATTAAGACCAAAGTCGGAACTAGCGATCCTCCTTCGGATCAACACTCTGTTCTTCAACGTCCGGGGGACGAGCAATTTCAAACTCTCGAACAGAAACACCCCGCGATTGTAGAAGCGTATGAGATTTATGTCGAATTGATTCCGGTGGAGTGGAAACTGGGAACGAGTGAGTATCCGGAGAAGTGGGTCTTTACAATCACAAAAGACCTCAGCCTTTTAATTGGTGTTCAGCCCTTCTCTTTCGTCCACGCTAAATTTCCTTTCGATATTATCGAAACCGAGATTGAAGCTTATGGGCAGTGGAACCGAGGCATTCCGGAGATTATGGAGCCAGTTCAGAATACCATGGACTGGCTCGTGAACTCTCATTTCTTCAATGTACGATCTAGCCTTCGAAACCTCTTTATTGGCGATCCGACAAAAATCGTCATGAAAGATTTTGAGAATACCGAGGATGGTGGATTTATTCGATTAAAGCCAGAGGCCTACGGACTTCCAATTGAAACCTTCTTCCGCCAACTTCAAATTAACGATGTAACGCAACAACACCTCGGTGATCTCCAAGTAATGCAATCTATTGGCGAGCGTGTGCTCGGGGTGAACGATCAAATCATGGGAGCGCTTTCCGGCGGAGGGCGTAGGACCGCGACCGAAATTCGTACCTCTACCGGCTTCGGCGTGAATAGGCTAAAGACGATTTCCGAGTACATCTCCGCCACCGCATTTACCACGCTCTCGCAGAAGTTGGTGCAAAACTCCCAGCAATACTATACGGGGGATAAGAAATTCCGCATTGTGGGGAGCTTGGTACAGGAAGCGGGGCCGAAATTCCTTAACATCTCTCCTGATAATCTCGGAGGGTTCTTTGACTTTGTTCCTGTAGACGGAACACTCCCGGTGGATCGGTTTGCGCAAGCGAATCTCTGGAAAGAGCTTCTCACGCAAATGTCCCGTGTTCCGCAAGTCATGGCACAGTATGATTTGGGAAGGATTTTCGGTTGGGTTGCAAGCCTCGCGGGGTTGAAGAATATCTCGCAGTTCAAAATCCAAATCATGCCTCCAGGTATGCAGCCGCCGGGAAGTATTCCGATTTCTCCGCAAGGAATGGGGATGGGAAGCTATCCGCCTTCACTTGCCTCGGCCCCGGATATGACTGGAATTGCTCCATTCCCCACCCCCACCGCAGGAGAACCAAATGGTTAGCGATGCAGATTCCCCGATTCTTACCGAAGATAGTCGTCTCTTAATTCGTCGAAAACACTTGATGGAGTCGCTTATTGAACTTCCAGAATGGAAAGAGCTCGAGAGTATCGGAAAAGCCCAAGCAGACAATCATTTGCAAATGCTGCTTGCCTCTGGGAGTGCGGGGGATGAGCGAAGTGATGTGTATAAAAAAGGGGTCGTTTATGGAATCCGGTTGCTTTTAGGCACCCCTTCGAAGATAATAGAGGAAGCCAACGAAATAGTTCAACGTATGGAGAATGTCCGTGACTACCGAAACACCAACGACAGTAACAACTTCCGAAGCGAGCGCCCCGACTCCGGCCGCGTCACCATCGACGACAACCGAGAGTAACACCGCCACACCCCCTGTCACGTCGGAACCGTCAGGCGTTGTCGCGAACGAGCCCGAGAGTGGTGATTTGTTCCGCGGTCTTGGTGAAGATATTGAAGATATTTTAGGGAGTGAAAAACCTCCGGTCGCCCCTGTTGCGACTCCGGTTGCCACTCCTGCCCCACAGGCAAAGGTAGGAGCCACGCCGCCTGTCCCTGCTGCCCCTCCGGTTGTCAACCCGGAAGTGCCAGTGGTGGCAGCGACAACGCCTCCGTCTGAGCCTACTGCTCCTTCGTCCGGAGACTCGAAGCCGGAAGGGATCGACGGGGTTTTGTCAGCGTTGAAGGAGCACACGGGTAA